TCTCTGTATTGTGACATTAGGGACACGCGTTGTCTTAATATATAACTCTATTTCTGGATTATTAGAAAGACCTAATTTCCCCCAAACATAGATAAGTTCTTGATAGCCTTTCCTTGGATTCGGTGCACCTATCCATAAATACCGAAACTTTTTTGGATTCTTTTTTCTAAGAACAAATCTGAAATCTTCTTCTACCCCATGGGGAACTACCCAAATTTTATTTTCTGGAAAATGGGGGGAAAAAACACCCTTCACAAAAGTACTGGGCACTAGTATAAAATCTGCCTTTTGTATTTTCTCGGCATACAACGGATGCAACGATAGGGCCTCGAACATCGTAAAAAGAAAAGTCGGTTTATTTGGTCGATGATCGAATATCTCTGGTGTAGAAATATATAAACAAGCCTCTGCTTCCTCTACAGAACCCACCAATATAACATCGTCCCTCATTTTAATATATTTTTTTAACATTTCATTATGAACGCGATAGCCGAATAAATTCCCGATATTTTGATCGTTGGTAACAGTTCCCCAAAAAAGTTTTAAAATATTCATTCTACCAATCCTTTCTTTTCTTTTCTTTTTACCCAAGCTTCCTTCATTTTTCTTTTAGATTCTTCTGATTTTGGTTTTCTCATTTTTTGCTTGGTCTCTTCACTATGATGCTTTCCTCGCATACCATAATTTTCCCCAGATGCCGACTCCCTTATCTTTCGTTTATGTTCGTCAGAAAGTTTTTTTCCTACCAATGATTTTCTTATTTTTTGTTTAGTCTCTTCGGGGGTAATTTTACCGTAATTATTATTATTTTCCCCCCGACGGTCTAAACTCATTTTACGTATAGTCTCTTCACTATGGCAATACCGTTTACCATAACGATGGTGTTTTTCCCCAAACAACCTGTAAAAAGGATGATCTTCCCCCGACCCCGTACCTTCCCCCCCAAGACCAATATTATACCCAACATTTGGATTTCTAGCATCATAGAATTTAATCCAAAATATTTCTTTTAAGCAAAGTTCATTTTTATTATCGGATTTATCTATCACTACCCTTTTAAAATTTTGTTTGCCATATTTTTTTTAAAGAACGAAGGAAAAATTTACCAGATCCCAAATATTTAGAATCTCTTTTCCCACTTCTACCAATATAAATTTTACCATTTATATTATTAGTCGTTTTGTAAATAATACTATACTTGAGGGGAATTAATTTTCTCAATTTCCCTCCGGAATGAACTTAGTGATGCAAAATCCGAACTTCTCTTTAGATAATTCCATTATTTTGAATCGCTTATCTTCCTTTATTTTTACAAGAGAATTATAATGCTTTACATGATAAATATCGTCAAGTGCTATAATACAAGGCCCCTTCAACATAGGAATCAAAGTATCAAACTCTAGCTCCCCCACGTGACCACCACTATCCAACAATACTAAATCAGGGGTTTGTTCCAACTTTTCTAAACACGTTATTAACAACCCCTCAGGAACATCACCAAAATTAGTTTCTTCAAAATATTTATTTACCCTAATATCTTTATTATGATCTATATACACATAGTCAGGCCAAATAGTATCTAAAAACATCTCCCTTATTTTATCTCTATTTGGCAGCTGTTTTCTATAAATAGATAAACCATTCTCCAGAGTTACAAATTCCAAAAGCCCTAAATTTCTAAGATGAATATATGCAGACCTAAAATATTGGGGGTTAACTTCTATAGAATAAAATTTTTCTAAATCAATATTAAAATCTCTTACAGCAGATGCTATTACTGTGGTAGTCCCCTCTCCCAAATAAGTCCCTGTTTCAATAATCTTCCTTGGCTTAGTTTCTTTAATAATCTCTCTCAAGATTTTACCAAAAACGGAGAGGGAATCTACCATCATTAAATTCACTTGATTTCCACCTTTCTTCCCAATACGATAGATACCATGGCTTTATGATTCAATAACATTGTTTTCACTACATCCCAAGTTTTAGCTACGTCGGGGTAAGATGCCTGAGTATAATCATGAAAAGCCACTATACCTTCGTTCTTTACCCAAGGATAAACCAAAATAAATTCGTTCAAAATACTAGGAAGACAATGAGAAGTATCATTAAATACCATATCTATTTTTACTCCTCCAGTCAACTTTTCCCAATTTCGTAAAACATCTCCAGCAAATCCTCTCAACGGAATTACATTTTCAGAAAGTCCAAATTTATTTATAGTTTCTTTCCAACTAGTAAACCAAGATTCTGTCCCCCAAAGATCAATACAATATAATTTTCTTTTAGTTCCTAAACAGGGAAATCCTAAAGACACCGAAGATTTCCCCAAATAACTCCCCATTTCGACTATAGCGCCATCCTCTGGCATTTGGGCCGCCATATTAAATAAAAACTCGTCTTCTCCAGGAAGAAGAAGACCCTCCACAGATTCGATCCTATCTTTAAAATCTGAATAATGAGGAATCATTTATTCTCTCCTTTAAACGAATAATATTTCAATCTAGCTAATCTCATTTTTTGTTTGGTCTCTTCGGAATGGCATCTGCCCAAAGCCTTTTTTATATGCATTTTACTAAACACCTTCCCCATATTTATATAAATTCGAATTTACTAAATTTATCCTTATCAGTAAAATGATTTAATAATTCTTTATCTTTCAAAAAGAAAAATATCATCAATGGCTTATCTTTTATAGGAATTTTATCATCTAATTCTATTAATCGTTTTTTCTCTTCATCTATTTTTCCTAAATTAATATTATCAATATCATGTCGTCCAAAATGAACGGAGGAATAAGTCCAAACAAAGTTTTTAATTCCGTATGATAACCCGATTTTAATTAACTCATGTGAAGAAAAACCAAATACATAGTTACCTACGATTTCATATTTATTAAAATGATATTTTGGATCATTATCCCCACTAGGTTCTATTAAAATAACCCCCCTTTTTGCCACCCTAAACATTTCATACAATCCTTTATACGGCATGGACATATGGTGAAGGGATTCTTTTATAAAAACAAAATCAAATGAATCGTCTTCAAAAGTTAAATTTCCTATATCTTGATTAGAAAATTCATCTACTAGTCCCAATTTATGGGATACTTCTATCAAACACGGTTGCCAATCCGAAGCGTGGACTTTGTGATTAGAATTTATTCTTTTTATATGAATTGCTTCTCTACCACAATATCCGTCCCCCAAAGTAATAATGGTAGATGGGGGAATATTTTGAAAAAATTCTTTAATATGATCTATACAATAAGTATGCATCCAACTCCAAATACTATCAGGGTTGACAAAACCATCCCACTTTTCTGGTCCACCTTCTAATATATCCCGGTACCATTTTATATGCCAATCCTTCTGCAAAATGTCTATATTATTCATTCTATGCACTCTCCCGGATATAATAACTTCCCACGTTTCTTTTCATCCCAATTTTCTATAATGGCGTTATTTGCCCAAGGAAGATACATACTGACATCTATCCTCGCACCCCTACTTTTTTGCAAATTTCTCCAATAACTACAAGCATCCCTATATCCATAATATATTTCCTTGAATAAAACTTGTTGGGGAATTACATAGGCAAAGTGTTGAAAAGTTATTCCCTTTACTAGAGTATCATCCCTACTTATAAAACTTTTTCTTCCGCAATCAATACCATCTTTATCTACCAATGTGGGCGGTTCATGCTTGCTCCAATACATTCCTTTATTAAACCTAAATATTCTCAACCAATCTTCCGGTAAAGTGGCCCAAGTATTCATAGAAACCACAAATTTAGTGGGTCCTACAAAATAATGGCAATATACAAAAGCTGACATTTTATTTGGATTATTTTTAAACATATCCACCATTTTAGAAATTCCATCTAAATCCCAAAGCTCATCTACATCTATTTGCCAAAGAAGGCACTGATCAGGGAGATAAGGAATAGGAGCATTTACCATTTCTACTTTTCCATCCCAAAAATTACCCAAATCTTTTCTATATACAGAAATATTATTAGGAAAATCCTTTTTCAGAGTATCTATATATTCGGTTGTTCCATCATTACTTAATCCATTCCTATGAAGTTTTTCCGTAATCATACCCCCCGTTTTTAAAGACCAAGAAGTATCGTATTTTAAATCCGCAATTCCTTCTATAATATGCCAATGCCAATCGAAGGGGAGATTTTTCAGAACCTTTATATGGTACTTTATAAAGGGCATTCCATTTAATACTATGGTAAAAAAATGAATAGTCAATTTATCTCCTTTAAATATCTATACTAGGTGGTATAGGTTCTGCAATACTACCAAATAATATGTTGTTCCAAAAATGTTTAGTAGAATCAGCAGGGATTTTCTTCCCACTTGAATTTACTTTATTAGCCCAACCCTGAAGAATATTTATATTATTTTCAGTGGTATTATAAAAAACATCCTCCGTATTTACCCAATAATCATCATTTATTTTATTTCCCAATTGTTTGTAAACCTCTGTTCCGGGGAGTACATATAAAATAGCGGTGCTGGGGGAATCCGTCATAGGAACCGTATTTAAAAATTCACATGTTTCTTTAATAGTTTGAGAACTCTCCCCTGGATACCCCACCATAGTAAAAGCACCAGTAGTTAATACTCCCTCATATTTAGAACATAATTCATAAGTCCTTTTAATTTGTTCTAAACTAATTTTTTTACTCATAGATTGAAGCATAGTTTTAGACCCAGACTCTACCCCCCAACAAATATGACGACACCCCGCCTCCACCATAATATCTAACATTTCCCTAGAAACGGGGTGGACTCTGCCTTGAGCTGCCCAAACTAAATCAAACTTCCTTTCTATCATTCCTTTACAAATTTCTTGAACTCTGGATGGAGACAAATTAAAAGAATCGTCGTGGAAAAGTAATTTATTTATTCCATAAAGTTCAATCTGCCTTTCTATTTCATTCAAAACCCAATCTACGGAGTGTGCCCTAACTTTTTGGCCCCAATAATGACTGGTAGAACAATATCCGCATTTAGCTGGGCAACCCCTAGAAGTAATAATACTTCCCATCCCACTATTTTTTATCATTTGTTCTGCATAACTAAAATCAGGGTGAGGAAGACAATCAAGATTATCTATGGGACTTACGGGATCATTTACAAAAATATTTCCAGATTCATTTTTATATGCCACCCCCCTAAGATCAGAGGGTAATTTTCCATTATCAATTATATGACATAAATCTCTAAGAGTATTTTCTCCTTCCCCCATTACCACATAATCGGCACCATAATTTTCTATCATCTGATGGGGAAGAAAAGTAGGATGAACTCCCCCTAAAATTATTTTAGTTTTGGGCGAAATACTTCTCACCGTTTTAATTCCCCTCCTGACATTTCCCCTATTAAAAGTAGTGCAAGTGAAACCCACAATATCGGGTAGTAATTTTTTTATTAATTTAGGAAAAATACTCTCCATATGGGATTGTTTTTGAAAATGTATAGACCGAACATCCCTATCTCTGCTCAAAGAAGAATGAAGATAACCTATCCCTAACGGATACAAAGGCCAGTTCCCCGTATGAAGCCCCGGTAAAGATGCCAACAATAGCCCACTTGATTTGTCCGGTACGATGGGGGACTTTCTAATTACAGTAGATACCCTCTCACCTTCCCAATTGATCTTAGGAACAGCCATAGCAAGAGATCTGCCATGGTAATCCTTCAAGGGAGAAAACGTTCTACGACCCACTGCCAAACCCAATTGATTAACCAAATGTGCTATACAACTATCTACACAGTAAACTTCTTTTGCTTTCTCTACCACCCGTATCCAATCAAAAACAGTGAAACCAGTCTTAGCCATAATTTCTATAGAATTTATTTTACCAAAATTTATTCTTCCTTTAGATCCAACGGAGTGCGTTAATACGAATTCCCCCAATATACATAAAGATTTTTCCAAATCCAATTCTTTTTGAAAATTTCTATTTATAACCAAATTAAATCGCTCCTCGAAAGGAACGCAAGCTTCTTTATATTTCCACTCATCAAAAGACATACCAGAATTAACCCACTCAGATTCATCTTTTCCAAATCCTATACCTAAATCTAGTATCTGAGAAACACCCTTATTTTTCAGTACCTCTTTAGACTTTTTATAAGAACCCCCTAAACCAGAACCCAAATCAACAACATCGACATAATTTACGTAATCGAACAAATTTATATATTCTGATACTACTGGCCAAATTACTCTATAACCCAAATCGTGAAACCACTTAGCTATGGGAAGAACGATTATTATATCACCAATTCTACCGGGTTGTATTAATCCTAAAGATTTATGTTTTTCTTCTAAAGAATCTTCGATACTACCTTCTGACTGTTTAAACCAATTAAAAGATTGCCTTTTGGTATCAGATATACCCATAGATTGTAATTGTTTACGATTGAACGTAGATTCCTTATCATCAGCATTCCAAACTTGAGGATGCAAAACATGGTAAATTTCCCCATAGCGAAGGTCAACTTTATCTCTGCCATATTTCTGGAAACACCAAACAGCTAAACCATCATCCCAAGAAGCCCCCCCCAAAACCATATCTTTTACATTTGCTACTATATCTCTTATTACTTGCGCTTCTCCTATAAAACCATCTTTACCACAAAATACTTGGTTCTTCTTCTCCAATTTATAAATAGAATCTTGAGCAGATCCTTTATGATCCATTCTATGATGAAAAGATATCTTTTTTCCTTCAGAAGGAATCAAACTTTTTATAATAGATCCTGGGGGAAGGATAACATCAGAATTAAAATAACCGTAATACTTCTCATAAGGAAAAAGTTTAATTAATCTAGAAAGAATATCTATTAAATAAGGCTGCGTTCTATTATTCAATCCTTCTGTTTTAGAATTTTTTTCCGTGAATATTTGGCTACATATACCATTCCCAGGTGGGATGATCCCCAGATCTGTTAAAACAAAAACGGTTTCCGGATAAATCCAACTTTCTATTGCCCGTTGAATTCTACTTCCACCATAATAATAAGGAATAGCTATTCTCATACCTTCATCAGACGTTTTATAAATAATTTTGTTGCGTTTTAAAAAAGAAGAGTTTTTAGGAAAATTATCCATAACTACATTTGATTTTTTATTCTCCATTTGATCCTGTATAGTAGATATAGAAACAAATTCGATAGAATCCAAAAGAAAACCACCACATTTAGAAGAGGGGCAACGCAATAAAGAATCCAAACCAAATTTAACTAAAAAAGATTCATCACATTTCTGGCAACGGAGGATTAAGGCATTATACTCAAAATCTTCTGGGTGGGAAACAAAACCACTCTTATTACCACAAGATTGGCAAGTTAAAGTAGCCCTAGTAGGATGCTTAAAGGTTTTTGTTTTTTTGCACTTACTACAAATTATTGTAAAATCCGGCATTTCCCTCCCCTTAGCCCTTGGGAGTAAGGGGTTTTCTAATTTTCAGTACAGGGACTACAGCAGGGACAACGACAGGAAAAGTTAATTTCCAAGAACATCCCGAGGAATGACTACCCAAAAAACTCTCTCCTTTCTTCACAAAAACTGGGGGAAAGACATCTCCCGGGTCTTTACTAGAAATAGGGGACACTATAACATCAGCATCGAATTTAATATCCCCGCAACCACAAGACTGACAACCTAAATGACGAGGGCCTTCCCCAGAAATAATAGTCTCTGCTAAACAATTCTCACACTTGAAGGAAGCCTTCATTTCTGAATTACCTCCGTTTTGGTTTGTACCATTTCCTTGATATCTCTACTTCCGCACTTAGGACATTTGGCATACATACCCTCTCCCCAAGGAGAAAATATAGTCTTGCATTTTCCGCAAACGTACTTGGTGGATTTGGGAGTAGGATTTTGTATCATGTCGCCCTCCTGCAATTTCCCCTGTGGGTGGGGGTGGGATTATTTTAGATTCACGGAGGGCACCTGAATCCATATTCCAATAACCCCACATCTGGGAACGGAGGAACCCAGATGTTTTACCCCCGCTTGAATCGCCCTCCAACCGTAAGGGGGGCGGGAAGCCCCGCCCCCCTGTAACCAACGTACCTTACTACGACTTACGAAGAGGTCAGCATCCGGACAAGGCCATTCCGAAGTCCGATCTTCATGCCCCAACGCTGGTACAACTTATACCGCATCCGGTTGGTAGTCCACAGGCCATACGGATCTGCGGAAAGGGTGGATACTTCAAGCCTACGTCCAACCCCAAGATACCGAAGATTACCGAAGGCCAAGAAAGCCGTGGAAGCCCCCGTAGTGGAAGGCATCTTCATGACTTCCGAGTACGGGAACCCCAAAATGGTCCCTGAAGTGGGCTGACCAACAGTATCGTAGAAGATCGGGCGATTCTGGTCATCCTTCAACGTCCGAACCAGATGGAGTCCCTGTCCATGCATCCAGAACCGGGCACCCTGCTTCCGCAGACCGTCCAGCTTGGCAATCATACTGGAGAAGTCCGTGAAGGTGACGTCAGAGAAGGAAGACCCACCAAGCGTAACAGAATACCCGGCACCCGTCGCATCCAGAATACCGAAGAACGGAGAGCCAGAACCGTTAAATGCCTGATTATCCAGTTCCTGTCCCGCCGCCTCTGCCAGAGCCGCCGTCAGCCAAGAAACGATGTCCGAGCGGGCATCCATCAAGGTGGCATTCTTCACAACACTGTATGCCGAAAGCTCGTTGGCATCCAGCTCAACTTCTGTAATTCCCGGCTCGGACTGTGAGGTGGTATTCCCCCAAGCAACTGATGCAGATGCAGTCTCAGACGGGAAGGACTGCTTATCCGAGGACATAGGCCAAATCCGGGAGTACTGCAGAACTACAGAAACCTCACGGGCAAACGCAAGGATTTCTGAATCCACAATATCCGGGAGGGGGAAAGTATTTCCGGAATCCCCGACTGCTGTCTTCATCTGGGGACCAAAATACTTCCAAAACTGATCTTTTGCTCTCCAATCCTGCTGAAGAGTGTGACGAAGGAAAAGAGCATAAAACTTTGCCATCTCCAACCTAGTAGGCTCATCAATGACATGGTTCGGGTGGACCGTTCGAGACATGAGTTCTTTGCCCTGGAAGGCAAGTTCATAATGCCCCATGATACTCTTCAGTTCATCCGAGGCCGAATCTACTGTGGGACCTGTCTTCGGATTCGGGGGAAGAAACCCACGATCCACCGCCTTCCTGTAGGCTTCCAACGCATCGCCCTGCTGATCAGCCTTCTCCTTGATATCACTAAGACTGGTGGCCATCTCACGAACAATCCCAGTTAGTTCCACGATGGGATCAGGCGGGTTGACGTTGGTGCGATCCTCCACCTCAAATTTCTCGATACTCGCATCCGCTTCCTGCTCTGGGGTTGCGAGAACCAAAACGCCAGTAGCTGACTTAACGAACTTCTTAACCATAACTGCCTCCTTAAAGTTTTATGTTTTTCATCGCCTTCGCTACTTCAACTAAAGCTAATCTCAAACTGTTCAACGATTCCTTGCTGTACTTCTCTGTGGGAGGATTTTCTATCTTTCCCCTCCCCTGATTGAAAGCCTCTTTCAAAATAAAATCCGACGTTCCATTTCCAGACTTGGGTTTCCTCTGGATCTCTTCAAGGGCTTTCGCCAAAGAGTCCTGGATACCCTTTATCTCTGCAACCATTGACTCTAAAGTCTGGTTGCTAATAAATAACTCTTCCTTAATCTTACGGATTTCCTCAGAAAAATCTACCATTAATTCTTCTACATCGAAAACAGAAGTCATTTCTGGAACGGGTTTATCAAATTTCTTATAGTACCCCGCCAAGAAATTATGGGCTTTCTTCTTATCTACATCAGAAGCATTCATTCCGCCACGAGCACCATGAACAGCACTCATAGCTCGCATAACTCCACCCCAAACCGCAGTGAGTTTTCCATCCTTTACATCTGCAAAGGGAAGTTTATAAGACCCAAAACTTTCCTTGTTAGCCCCATCCCTCATTACAAATCCCTTGCCATATTTCTCCCAATTCATCTTATCCTTATCTGGACCCCCACAAAGCTCTTTCATTCTAGCAATAGCCGCTTTCCCATCCCAAGATGAATCGGGGTTGATGGGAAGATCCCCCGACCCACACATATCCATCGTCATCTCTTTTTCCCCCTCTGGAGGATCTTCTACGACTTCCTCTACTGGGGGAGAAATTTTGGTATCCTCTTCTACAACTTCTGGGGCAATAGTGAGAGTCACGTCATCTTCAGACTTATTCAAATTCTCTGCCACTTGAACTTGAATAGTAGTCTCGTCAACGATCTCCGTTTCTGATTTATCTAATTCATCAATGATATCATCTTCCTTCTCTGGACGAGGGATTAGCGTTGCCCCCGTAAGATATTTCAAAAGATCATCATCTTTAAATCCAAAATTCTTTCCCTTCAAAGCATTCTGAACCGCACTAGGATTAGACGGAACTGCGCATCCTGAAAGTTCCAAAAGTTCCTGACCAATATACTCTCTTCCATATGGATTTCTACGATTATCATCGTTCTTATCCTCTTCAATAGGATTCCACTTCATAGGAATAAATCCCACTGAAGAAGCGTTAATTATCTTTTCCTCGTACAATTCCAAAATCATATCAGCGAAGGGGTAAATCCCCTTTGTGGGGAACTGAAGCAAAAACTCCATCCTAGGGGGTTCTTTCTTTTTTGTAACCTTTTCGGCCCTAGCAAGAGGGACTGACCCATAATTGTGGGCCCAAAGGAAAACGGGGTTCTTCTTGTAGTTATCCATATTCCAACCGGACAACCGGATAATATCACCGTCTCTATCCTTGGTCTCATCTGTCCCTGTCATAACGAGGGTTCGTTTCATCATATCTACAGATTTAACCACCCCCGAGTAATCGGAACTGAAAACTTCTTTTCCTTGATACTTTACGGGGGTTCCGTCCTGACCTACTAATTTGGCAGCCATTGTAACCTCCTTCTAATTATCAAGTTTCCAAAAGGAAATGACTTTCAAAAACTACGGTTTCAATGCAACGACACTGCACAACTTGTCTTGCTGGTCCTTGGGGATCTCCTGGATATCTTAAAGAACTCCCATCAGGCAAAACCCACATATTTCCCACCTTAACTGTTTTTCCGTGCATTGCTCTATGAGCCATCCGTACTCTTTCGTCCATTGCAGTAAACCATCTTTTCTCTCTATATCCAGATCGGTTTATCGCTAAACTTCTGCCTTCTCCAGCTGCCCCGAGAATTTCAGTACGAGCAATGATTTTAGCTCTGCTATTAGACATATTGAAAACATTTCTAATGCGAGCCGCTATCTCATCAATCGTTTCTCCTTTTTCATACGCCTCCATTAATTCTACCCGTATCTGATCTTTAATAGTTTGAATAATTCCCTTAATTTGAATATTTTTCGTTGCTAAAAATGCTAATGCTTCGGGGTCAGATAAACTAAATACAATGGAAGAACCAATATCGTCTAACATAGTAGTAAAACCCACTATTATAGCATCCCCGTAAAGGGGATCAGTAAATTTAGAAATATTTTTAGAATCCTCTGAAAAAAGCTCATCATCCAAATCCTTGGGAGCCTTGGTATTTTTATACAAACTCTCCAAAGACCTACTCCTCATATCCATAAATACTCTTGTCACCTTCTTTTCGAACTTCTCTTCCAAAGGGGCAGTCTTTTGAATAAAATTATTCCAACTTTGCTCTCCTCTAGCTTCGTCTTTATCCGATAATTTCTCCTCTCCCCCTTCCGTCAACGCCTTCGGAGGCTTTGGCGGGGGAAGCGCAGGGGGTGATACAGGGGGTGGCGGCAACTCTGGCACGGTTGGCTTTGGCGGATTGAGGGCACGGTCCACCGGTTGCAAATTAACTGCGACAAACGCAACGTTACGCCAAGGCTTATTACCAAATCCCATATCGAGTCGCTGATTGATCTCATTGGCAGCGAACCCCATTTGCCAAAGTTTATATCCCGTCTCTACCTTTTCCTTCAACGCTTCTTTCAAAGCTGCTACGGTGGTGGTATCAAATATCAACCGAAGATCGGAATTCTGACGAAACAGAATAAAATTCAACGCCGAAGTAGTTAATGACATTAAGGGAAGGTTAGTACCTTCCCACCACTCCTTGCGCTCAGCCTGTGCTGTGGCGTAATTCACATCTTCCATAACCGAAACAATGGCCTTTTTCATACCAAAAATCTGATAGATTCTTTCCGCTGTTTGTTTTCTTAAATCCCCAAATTCCATATCTCTTTGATTCAAACCTGTTTGAGTATACTTTAATCCTTGCTCCAATACTGCAATACGATGGGCTTTCTTAAACCCTTGATGACGAGACTCGAATTGTTCTCTAGTACGATTGAATTGTTTATCTCCTAATTTTTGCTCAGTAGAAATTACCCCGCCAGGGGAAGCCCCTTCATCAAAGAATACAGATGTATAAAAAGATGCTTTATAATCAACTACTATACTCATTTTTCCTGCTTCTAAAGGAGATATTCCTTTCAACGGGTCGTAGGGGTTGAATAAATATACCCTAGCAACCTCATCTACATGCAAAGGAATTCCTTCAGCAGTGGAGGATAGTCCACCTTCGGTGAATTGCCCTGATTGATTATAAAGCCACCCTAACAAAAGATTCGTTTTGGGATCTTTCATCGGCCTGATAAACTTATTTCTCACCACCCAAAGGGAGCCGGGGGGACCCAAACCGGGGGGATAAGGAACAATGAAAACTTCTCCATCGTGCAATAGATAAGTAATAATAGACTCCACAAAAGAATATCTATCAGTAATATAATTGGGTCTAATAAATAACTGAGACCAAGGATCAGTATCCGGAAGGGGTTTATACTCCCCACTAAGACCAAAGTTCCGAACCACTATCAAAGGAACTTGAGAAATGGCCTTAGCAGTGGTAGAAATACAAATATAAACTAAATCCGATTTCTTATAAGGCTCTCGCATTACATCATCTTCAGTTACCCCCAACATTTGCTTATTACGAAGGAAAACGGCATCAATGGCGTTCTTAGTGATTGGGCTTTTCCGAAGTAATTCCAATCGCGTTGTCATCCTTCTCCCCTATACAATAAAACGCTTGAGTTTAACTATAGTATGTATCAAAGATATTCACTACTATTTTTTATTTTTTATCAATTTATCCCAAGTCTCTTGGTCAATATTTATATGATCCTTATCTGTTATTAATGATGGGGAGGAAATATTTTTAGTAGCTGGAATCACAAACTCCTTAAATAAAAAACCTAATATCACTAATAACAAAAGAGTACATTGGGCTAAAATACCCAATTTTAAATTACTTATTTTATTATTAGTAAAATTAGTAGACTCTACCACCTTAGTTTTATGTTGTTCAAAAGACAAGGATAATTGATAAATAGAATCTTTAATAGCCCCCGCTTCGATTCGAAATCCATCAGTTGCTGCTTCTATTCGAGATAATTTGGCTAAATCATTTCCCCTATGACTACACCCTTCAGTTATGAGGGCATCTACTTTAGTATCTAAATCCCTCATCCATTCTCTAAGGTTAGCGATCTCCCTATCCATTTGATCCCCCTTGGGGATTATTATTTGATCTTCAGGGCCTACGTCGGTATTCCTAGCATATTCTCTACTATTCGAAGGGGGCATCATTCGTCCTCTGACGAAGGCTTTTTACCAACATCCTCCAAAAGAAAATTTATATAATCTCTTATCAAAAACCTAGCAGTAATTCCCACCGCAAAAATTATCAAAATCCAAAAAGTTGCTTTAGCAATAGACTCCGCCATCATTTCATTAAACATGTGTCCTCCATCATAAAAATCTTACCAACTCCCTCTCCACATCTGCATAGTCCATAGAAAAAGCCAACATCATACACTCAGCCTTATCCGGACTACGACCCCCCAAATCTTTCTTAATCGTATCCTTATCTGCTATTTTAATCTTCCCACTCCGTAAAAATTCTATTTTTATTTTGGATAGTTCATGGGCTAATTCTTCATCGTCTATAGCCACAAGGCCATTTTCAAACAATTTTTTCAAATTCCAATAATATTGGGCACGCTTATTAAGAAATAATTTTGCCTCATCTGGATCGGAAGGGTCGGGCTGTTCCGCCACGTTCACTCCGTTAGTGGGGAATTCTTCTTCTAGCAAAATATCTACAACCCCACCACCAACCCCGATGTCATCTACGTTAATCGGGGGGAAGAAAATTTCCTCCTCTGATTTTTCCTTCTCTTCTTTACCTTCCTTCTGAAATCTCTTTTCCAAATCATTCAAATTCCTATACTTAAATTCAGGGATAAATTCATTATAAATATCTATCATTTTACCCGCCGTTTCTGTTTCCCTTTTCTTTTGGGTAGCCTCATGTATTTTGAAAAGCCCCGATTTATAACGTATTCCGTAAGTGGTGCTATCAGAACCTTGACGAGCAACGTCCAAACCAAAAGCATAAATCCAATCTGCCGGTAATAAATTTTCCCTGCCTTTTTCTAATGCCTTCTCAATATATCGAATAGGAATGAGAGTATCTTTACTTTCTTGAGGAAACTCCCCCAAAACTCTAATTCGAAAGAGATTGGAATCTCTCCCCCATTTCTTTTCTTTTTCGTCCACCCATTTCTTAACCGTAAGTTTAGGATAAATTATCATATCATGACGAATATTGGGACAATCATAACAACTAAGAGTAAATGTTTTAAATCCAGATCCTGGTTTAAAAGTATCCGCAAAAGGACTAGTAGGATCAGTGGGGTTGCCTATATAAAGAACAAATGTGCTTTCAGAAGTTAAAAGAGCGTCTAACGATTCAAATACACTATGGGCTACTCCCCCAGCTTCGTCCACAATAACAAAAATGTTCTCTTCGTGAATACCCGTGATATTATCCATTGGTTTATCTGTAGCAAATCCTTCGACGAACCACTTAGGACCCAAATCCAAACTAACTTGATTCATCTTTCCACCCAAAGGAGTACGAGCGCGAGAATATTGATAATGAATCTCTCCCCACAAGGCGCGTCTGACTTGCCTGAATGAAGGTGCTGTAGTCATTCCTGTTGCATGCCATACATAAGCCAAATATAAAGTAATTCCTGCAGACAGCATGGTCTTCCCGACACCATGTCCAGACTTGACTGATACTTTTCTATGATCTACTAATGCTTTTATGATTTCCCTTTGTTTACTCCAAAGAGGAACAGGATCTCCAGGTTTCCAACTTTTAGGGGGTTTATCATTGGGCCAAGATTCAATAGAAATCCCCAATTCATCCCTCCAAAATAAAAGGGGTTTTTCTTTGTACCTCTTCATCAAATCAATTTCTTTTTCGACAGGATTACTGGCTTTCTGTCTATGGATTTCTCTTCGAAGAATTGGCAATGGTATGGGCAAATCAATTAAATTAATCAATTCAGGATCGACAGAGGGATCTTCTATAAATGGTTTTATATCTTCATTGCGAACGATGGGCTTACGGGTGCGTCTGGGGGAAGAATTGGAGGGGGGTTCTTCTCCACCACCATCTTTCCCATTTCCGCTGCCCCCACCCCTCTTACGACGAATGGAAACCAAATCCCCCATGAATTATTACGCCGGGGGATTTTCGGTAGACGAAGGGACACCAGACGTATTTATAGGATTCCCCGCAACAAGGTTTGCTTTCTGTTTATCAGAATTTGGTTGGTTAAGCCCATAAACCCCCGTGAGGACGCCATTGAAAGCCGTCACGGTTAAAAGTTGAACGTTAATGGTATCCCCAGTTATGATAGTAGAAATCATACCTACTACAGCACCCAATGCCCCAAAAATAGCCGCCCATAGAAAAGCATTAGGGCCAGTCAAGACCAATGGTTGCTTCTTGAGGAAACCGAACATACCAATCAACGCCCCAGACACCGTAGTAACGCCCATAAGTTTAAAATTTATTTCTCCCTCTACTGTAGTAATACCCGCACTCAAGATAGCCCCAATCACCCCGAAAAGCAAGGCATGGAGCAATCCATTTAACCAAAGTTTCATTTGATTACTCATTTTTTCCTCCTTATACATCCTTGATAGTATTCGGATCGAAGGCCATTGCTTTCTTCAACTCTGCGTCGAGCATTGCATTAATTTCCTCTTCTGTCTTCCCTTGGCTCTTTTGGTACGAAATATACAAAGATGTGCCTATTTGCAGCAAATTTGATATAAGTGCTCCAGTAACGGGGTCCATATATTCTCCTTTCTTATTGGCCTAAAGCCACAAGTTTGTCGATCAAATCATAAATTTCCTGTTCCGTAGTTACCGAAGGAACCCCCCCAGAACCGACAAGAGCACCATACGTTTTAACCAAGGGGTCTAATTTCACAATAATTGCTTTCTTCTGCCTAACCATTTCCTTCTGCGCTTCTGTGAGATCTGTACGATTAGACATTGCTACGGCGTTTGTCGTCTGAGCGTTATAAGTAGATAAGACCATTAACGCCTTACCCTTGGTGGAGATAGTTGCTGCACAACCTAATACCCCCACCAAAAATACCATTAACAATAGAACGGCTGCTTTTCTCTGTCGCATCAGTTTGTCTCCTTTTTCAATTGATTGCGTTTGTATTCCAATAACTTCTGATCATATTCTAACTGCCGTAAACGTTCTGAAGCAGAGTTATCAGAAGGGTTTGATTTCAATCTATCCTGATATTGCCAAATGGATTTCTGAGTATCGTATAATTGACTATCTACTACATGCTGACGATAATCTCGCCCAAGTTCAGCAACTTCCATTTTAGTATCGTGAACGTAAATACCTCCAGGAATTGCCATACCCAAGATACCCAAAATAGTTCCAATATCTTTAATACTAATCAAGTTTCATCCCCCCTGTCCAAATCCTTCCAATAATTTTACAATCTTTACATTTGGATCTCATATATAGCCCCATAACGATTAAACCAACCACGAGTCCAACTATAAACCATTTCATTATATTACCTCATATTTTCTCAAGAAAGCGATTCGCTACACAACCTGGAGATGGTGATGGGAGAATGGGACGAACATATTTCAACGGTTCCCCTTTACTAGAGACGAAATTGTCCAATTTAGCATCCCCTGTATAATACATCGTCCCACCATAAGCAGGCAGAGCAGATGCCAAAAGAATTAATGAATTATCAGACACCTGCGCTATCGAATTCCATGGCCCAAAAGAAGATTCCCCCCAATAGATAGTATACCTTATGAGGGGAATCTTCTCTTGGGGAATTGGGGTATTGTTATCAAACATTTCTGACCTATGCCAAACAAGAACCTCTGTTTGGGCAACATTCGTTGCCAACAAAAGTAGTACAACACCAATTAAAACACAAAGTCTATTCACTACTAATCCTCCTTACTGAATAGAGAACCCAGACGGAGGGATGATATTGGCAGAGTTGACCACTGTTACGACCTTGGTGGCCGTCTTCGTAACTCCACCACTAATATAAGTTGCCGTGATGGTAACAGATTGATCCGATAAGATTAAACCCCCCAAAGTCGTAAGAACTCCCCCAGAACTGATACTAGCAAAAGTAGACGGAGAAACGCCCCAAGTTGGAGTAACCGTGGTGACCGAATTATCATTCCAAGTAGCTGTTGCTACATACGTTCCACTAGAACCCTCATTTACTGAAGAAGGGCCAGAAGTAATACCAATACCAGACAATACTAAATTGGGCACCAACCAAGAGAAGGCGGGAGAGTTTGCACTAACCTCTCCTATAGCAGTTCTAGCCCTTGCACTAAAATAGATAATTGTACCTCGTACCATTCCCTGAGTTACCTGGTCAAATACCACCGATGTAGCAAGACCATTTGATTGTAGCATATGAGGATTGATCAAGGTGTTGGGAGTAGTAGTCCAGAAAGCATCATATGTTACTGGAAGAGCGGCCCCCGTTATAGGTGTATTATCCGTGTACGTCGCCACGGGATCGAAGGAAAGAGTCCTCGTTTCTGCTAATATATTAGTTACCATTCCCAAAGAAATAATTGCTATTAACGCAAAAATCTTCTTCATCTCCGTTTCCCCCTATCTATATTTTGTAATACCCTATCCAACTCCCAACGTTTAAGGTCTAATCTCATTTCTTTCCAATAATTCCTATCACTACATTTAATTTGCCTTTCTATATCACACCATTTACAAGATGCTTTTCTATTCCCCCAACAATTTATTGGATTCCTTACCACCCATCATTACCTAAATCCTTTGCCAAATAAATTTATAAAAAAGTTTTAAGTGAATCAAATGCCCTATTTCTCCATCCATTACGGAATATGCGATATTTTGGCCCACCCCCCATGATGTTATATTCCCCAATACGTTCTGCAATATGAACTGCCGCTGCTAGTGATGGCCAAGCAAATGGAAAATGGTTTGTTCCACAATACGCCCCAAGAGCCATAAACAGGCCCTCTAAATGATCCGTAATTTTATGAGCATCTGCTGCAGCCTCCCTACTCCTTACGTTCCCCATATTGACTGCCATGTCGAATACTACACAATCTAATGGGTACAGTAGGCTATCACATCCAGCAGGAACCCAATATTTGGGTAAATAAACTAGTTGGGCAGCTTCTTCATCCGTTAATGATTTTCCCATAATTTTATCTTTCAATTCAGGAAAGTCCCTAAGACAAACTCCTTTAAAAGTGGGGCCTCCTGGGTCTTTTGGATTATTCGAGAAACCCCCCTCCTTCAATAAAGTAAATGGAATTGCCTTTGTAAGAAAATTTTCCCTCATATCAACTCCCTACTATTTCGTTGGTACCAACCCAAATAAATTCAACTAAAGGGAAATGTTTTTTACAATGAAAACAAAATGTCCCGCTATAGAATTTTGGGTCTCTTGCATAGGTTTCGGCTATGGCTAAAGACATCATAGTTTTTGTACCGCAAGTTAAATGAGCATATTCTTGCCTAATGGGACGAATAAAACCTTTGGCTCTTTCCTCTTTAGAAAGAACCACATATTCTTTTTGCTGTCCCGTCTTTGGATTTATTTCTCGATGATCTGGTGTGACAGGGCTTCCATCAGTAAGAGTGGTTTTCTGTTCATCATTCATTTAACAATCCCTCCAAATACCATGTTCAAGATATCCGTGAATTCCATTTCCAACTATCGAAGGAGAAACGGAGATGGTGCCATCCTCGTGTTCTATAACCTTGTGGGTTCCAAACAAGGTTCCACCATGTTCATTCTTATGGCGAAAGAACCACATACCATCTTTGTCTTTTCCATAACTACTCTGACCAGCAGGAAGATATAAATGACCATCTTCTCTAGGGTAAACCCGAATACAAGTATGTTGGCTCACACTTCGTCTCCCTCTGTTAACATTCCTCTACTTCTTTCTGCTACTGCTTCGTGGGCACGCCCCATTCTATCGGCTAAGGTATGTCGCATTTCAATAACATCTCGCCAACGTTTTGGGGAACGATTTTTCAACCAGAAGATACAAGATACAGGATCAGGGGCAAACTCCTTGATAGTTACCTGAACGGGCCTTCCAGCTTTCTGAACAATTTCCTTAACTTGATACCCCAACGCTCTCTTGAACAAGGATTGTTCTACCTTATAGTTAGGATCTTCTTTAGCCTCGTTCAACAATTCACGGAAGTCGGGGTACTTAGCAAGCATCGTTCCGAATTTAGATGGAGCCATTCCAATGGCTGCGGCGATCTCACCATTGGTGAGACCGGCTTTTGCTAGAACCAGAATAAGTTTACTGGCGTCCATTTCAGTATAAGCTAATTCTGGTATAATCATTGTAAATCCCTCCCAATGAATCTCCCAAAGAATCTCGATATCTTTCTATTGTTTTGTTTCGGGGGAGGAGGCGAAACTGAGATTTTCGCTAGTATAGATTCATCAACCAGTTTTTCCAATATCAAAAGTTCCCCCCGTACTTTCCCCCGGAGAACATTAGCTTCCGTTTCCTTTCCGGCAATCTCGAATTTACTTGCTCGATAATTCCAAGCAGAGATAGATAAGCAACGTTCAATGATTTCTTTTTCCTTTGGAGAGTACATTCCTCACCCCCCTTATAATTCTATCTGTATAATAACCCCCATCATATTAATAGTAAACGGAAAAGTTGAAGACCTTTCTTATATCATTTCTATTCATTTTCCTTGAAATCCAAAATCTGAAAATCCATTCCTATACCTTGAAACAAAAATGGTATTATCCAAAAGATTCTTGCAGAAAGGAACCCCCTATCCACTTCTGATAGAAATAGGGGTAATTCCACCTTCGTAGACGGAATTCGTATACACTTGTTATTGTCTAGGATTGTTTCAAATCTTTAGGGTAAGGGGAGAGTGTGGGTCTACTTTTCCCACTTGATAGAGGTCTAGGGAGAAATGATCCTCTTTTCCCCCTTTTGTTATCATATTCTCTTTCCTTCTGATAAATCTTCTTTGTTTTGATACCAAGTCATACTGAATTAGAAATCCTATACAGGAAGAAGTTAAGAATTCCAACTTCAAGTGGTAAAAAGAGAGTTATCAGAGAAGAAATTAGAAATCAGATCAAATCGAAACAAAAAGGGAGTTCATTTATAGTTTCATTCATTAACTTATTTCAAGTATATAAGAGTGGTACAACGGAGGGCATTAGAAATTGAAAAGTGGTATATAATGCAGAAGAGGAGCGATTATACAGAGTAGGGTGGGGAAAGGGATAATTAGAAATTGAAAAATAAGATATAATTCAAAAGGGTGAGGATAAATTAAAATTTGAAAATGGGAATATAATTCAAAAGGGTGGGGGAAGGAAAGGGGGTTAACCAATCAGGGATTATTTAGCCCCTATCCCCTACCCCCCTCGTAGGCGATTAGAGGGAAACGTCGAATATTTTTAGAATAGACTTTACGGGGAGGGGGGCTTTCCCCCCCTCCTTTTCTCCCCGTTCCCATCCCGTACATTTTCGGATTCGATACCAGGCAGGGGAATATTTCGTCTTTTCGTTTTTATCGTTCAGGGATAGCAGTTTACTTTTTCGGAAATAAAAAACCCTCCGGATTTTCGGTCCGGAGGGTTCGTCTTACTCTCGAATTTTCTTTACGCTACTTTCCTTCCCGCGACCGGACCGACGAACCGATACGAGTCCTTTCCGGTCTTTTCGACGAGTCCGATCTTAGTAGCGAACGGAAGAAGAAGACGGGAAACGGTTTCCGATTCCTTCCCGTTATCCTTTTTCCCTCTTCCGACGAAAAGGGAATTTCCCTTCCCGGCGAGACTCGAAACGGTAAACGGCTCGCCGTTCGAGAGGGAAAGAATCGCGTCCGCGATAGACTCGGATCGGGTATAATTTTCCGAGGAAAGAGAGATTCCCTTTTCCTTCGCGTCCGCTAAAATAACCTTTTCCCGTTCCGCTAAGGCTTTCCGTTCCGCCTTCTTCGCGTCGATTTCGGAACGGAGACCGTTTAATTCGACTAACAGTTCGGATTTCGTTTTTTCGATTAACATTTTTTACCTTTCCGGGCTTAGCCCTTTTAACGATTCCGGACGGTAAGGGATTCCGGCTGGTTCTACCTCTTCTATCTACCTACTACCTATACGATACCGGAAAAAAATTAAAAACGAAAGGGATATTATTTAACTGGTGCTCCGTTTATATCTATTCCCGAAACGGTAATAGATTCGGATATTTATAGATTTTTTCCGTTTCGGATCGAAAATATATTTTCGATTTATTTTCTCCTATAACTTATCGAATTATAAAGGTTTTTAGACTCGCCTATAACTACCCGATATATAAGGGGAAAAAAGAGTCTACCGTTTCGATAGGGTTAGGGCTACTTTATAACTACCCGATAATTAAGGGCTATTCGGTCCGTCCTATATATTCGTTTCCGTTTATCTATACCCTATAACTACCCGATATATAAGGGATATTTTATCTAACCTATATTCTTATTCGCTTATATACTTTTAAATAAAACCAATCAGAAATAAAATAAAAAAATTTTTGGTTCATTTCTATTCCTCGGCCAAACCAAACTACCCCGCTAAACAAAATCATTCCATCGCAGAATAGATTCAAAACCAAACGAGTGGGTAAGGGGGCCATTTCTTCCTAATCGTCGATCCTAGCCAAATCATTTCAGTTAGGCACTATTCCAAATACGCTATTTCCCGACGATTCTCAAAAACTATCGAATAAGTAGGAATATGGCCGAAATTTCCCCTTATATTTCGAGTACTTATAACGATAAAGCCCGCGACGAAAAACCTTTTATATTCGATAGGTTATAAAGTAGCCCTTAGTCTATCGGATAGATAGGATAGAAAAATCCCTTATTTATTAGATACTTATAAAGTACATATACCACGTTTCGATTTTAGGGTATACTATCCCCGATATATCCGCCCGGACGGGATCGGACGATCAAATTTCCCCGGAAGGGAATTAAAATCAAATTCCGGGGGGAAAGGAGAAGAAAATGGAAACCGCGAAAGAGATAGGAACGATGGTTTTAATCGCCGGGACTTTTTGGTTGATCGTAATTTTAATCTTCGTCCTTTAGGACGGAGGCGAACGGTTCTAAGGGAGAGAAAGAAATGATTTCCTCCGTAAAAAAGAATATTTTTGATTTCTTCGGGGGAGGAAGGTTTCTGCGGTGAATGATTTCCGGGAGGAAAAGAAAATGATTCAAACGAGAAGTAAAACGCTCCAAAACGAAATCGAAGAATTAGAAATGAAAATCCGCGAGTTAGAGGAGAAATTGGAATCCGGGGGGGATTCCCGAGAGATTGGAGAGGTAGACGAGTCGTATACTTTTTGCCCCAAATGTAAAAGGAAGGCCGAATTGGACGTGAACGGAATTTGCTATCAATGCTAACTTGAAAGGAGAAAGGAAATGAAAGTAACCGTAGATTATTCTGGAGGAAAAGTAGAAATGGACGCCGTAGAACTTATCAAAAGTAGACGAACGAACCGGGAAGTGGAAGTGAAAATTTATAACGGCGAAATGACGAAACTCCGTCGATCTTGAAACCGGAGACGTTTTTCCGGAATTCTGAAAGGAAGGAAAATGGAAATATTAATTAAGAGAAGTAAATTGGAGGAACTTCGTCCTTACCATCGGGACGGAGAGGGGACCGAGGTAATGTTAATTTCTAGCCCCGGACTTATGAACTCGCCGGTGGTCGTATTAAAATGTTGCAAAACGTTTGATGAATTAGAAGATTTACTTTTGGGACTCAAAAGCGTTTTTTTCGCTTTGAACGTAGAACTTTATAGAGATAAATTTTATCAAGGGGAAGACGTTCGTCTACCTACTGTTTTCCTTTATTCCCCCGGCTCCTCTGGGGAGAATTCGGAAAAAGATGGGAAATCCGTATATAACCTTTTTGATTTAAGGACGGGAGAGGTTAGATTTTCCAATGTTGTAGACGTAGATTATGAACAAATAATAATTCTACGCGCCGATGAATACTGTGATGATACCAACGGTCTTACCGCTCCTTCTGTTTTCTTCGAAAGATTAAACGATATTTATATGAACGAAATATATTTTCCCAAAATTGGAGGAGAGACGATAATGGTCCCTTTTCCTAACGCAGTAGAATTAGTCGATTTCTCCGAATCACCCGAAGATGGTTTTATCTCCTACCGAATCAATTTGGAAGGAAAGAGCAATGAATACCGGGTGGATGGCTATAACCTTCCGAAAGCGTTGATGGAAGCCGCCGATAAGTTGGGACTCAATTCTGCTTTGGAGGATGACGAAATTTATTTTTCGCCCAAAATCTGAAAGGAGAAAGGGAGTTGGTCGAAGACGAATAGAAAAAATAGGGATCATATTAGAAGGAGAAAAGGAAAGTTATGAACCAAGATATGAAAAGAAAGGGGAATGAATGGAAAATAAAAAGTTAAGAAATCATCTTTGCGACGGAGGATTCTTTTGGGAGCCTCTACCGGAACGATGGTTGTAGGTAGGAGGTAGGTAAATTGGAAACAACGATCAAAATGAAAACGCTAAAAGGGTGGGAGGAAACCACCATCCCAATATCTTTGGAAACTCTTCTCAAGTATCGGGCAATTTGTCTCAAGGAGTTCAAAATATATTTGGAAAGGGAGAAGGATAGTTTTGATCAAGGTTTCTTAGGGTTTGTTCCTCTTACCTTTACGGGGTTTTGGCTGGAAAAGAATAAGGTAGAACTCCCTCAAGGATTAAATTTGATGGAATTATTGTACGCTTCCTACCAAAAAATTTACGTTATGGATTATACCGGAATATGGAAACAACTTCCTATGTTGTACAAATTCCCGAAGGAAAGGGGGTGAAATCAGATGAAGACCAAAAAGAAAGTGGTAGAAGAGCCGACCAGAGCCGATCTTGAAAAGGAAGCGAAGTCCCTTGGCATCCAATTTGACCCCCCCGTTTCAGACGGAGGGCTGATGCTTCGGATCGCTCAATGGTACGCCATCAAGAGTTTTGAGAAGGGGAGGACAAAATGAAACTGACGATCATTTCCAAGTATTGGTCGAGAGTTTACGGAATGTGGTACGCCATCGTTTGGGATGGGGAAATGTATCGAACGATTCCCTACAATCTGGCCTCATAAAGGCCCAAGAGAAAGAAAGGAGAAGGGGATGGGCTACAAGAAGATTTCTCACAAGAGCAAGGAAGAAGGGAAGATCAAACGATGCTCGGAATGCCGGAAGTGTTACATCGCAGAGTTAGGGGATGAAACAAACACTTGTCCCTCCTGTATCGAACATCTGCTCCAGCCGTGCCCTCCATTGAAGGAGGTGGGATGATGACTGCTTATATTTTCGTAAAGTGCATGGATTGCGGATGGGAATGGGGGGAAACTGAGGATAGGATGAATATCGTCGTTACCCATCCCCTATGTTGTTCCAAATGTGGGTGCGTTGAGGTAGAAGAGGTGGGGGAAATCTGATGATAGCAATTAGGTATGAAGGCTCCCGTGTCCACAAACCCTGGGTGGTGGCAGAGGGGGAAATGAGACAGATTTGGCCAAATGATAAACCAACGTGGGAAACTGACCGGATTCTTGGAACTTATAATCTTCAAAAGGAAGCCGCTGAGGCTCTACTTTTCTATCATATTTATGGGAAGATGCCTGAGGAAAGAAAGGAGATAAGGGCATGAAGGATAAGATGATTTACGATATTCCAGAATGGGTGGGGAAGAGAATTCATCGTGAAGTAATTTTGGAAGGGAGGAAAAGGGGGTGATCAAGATAGAAGAGAGATCATACAGACCATCGAGGTACGTTCATTGGACGGAACAGGCCCCAGAGGTCTATTCCTTCCTTGAGACCAACTTCGGGAGTCCACCTGTTTTAAACGAGGAAGGGGCTGATCTTGTTCTACCGAACGGGACCAGGGTAGAGGTCAAAGCGGCAAAGGAATGGTGCGCTACGACACATTCAGGTGGCACCAGACGTAGGGGAAGATTTCAATTTCACGGGTACGAGGAATGTGATTACTTCCTGTTCGTTTTGGTCAGGGAGAACGGTCAGTTGAATATACATCTTGAAGAGTATATGACGGCTATTCAGAGATTTGGGATTAAGGGGAGTATCAACTGGAAAATGATTGCCCAATTTAACTAAGGAGGGGAAATTGAACGAAAGTCAAAAACAGGAGATAAAAGAAAAGATTCAAGAGGCCATACAAAATTTAAAAGAGGATTCAGACGCTTGGGATATTTTGAGTTATGTATACAGGGAATTATCTTTTGCAATGAATGATGAATGGAAGAGATTGTGCTTAAATGAAATAAAAATTGTAACTGGAAAGGGGATAAGAGGATGACCTATTCAAAAGAAATATCAGCTGAGTTAGTCGGTCAAGATGTAGCAGATGTTTCGGTGAAGATCAGATTTAAGGAGGAAAATGGTTCTCAAGAGCATGAGGTAGTGATCCTTCTCCCCAAGCCGAGGACTTCTCATCGAACCCGGCACCTTTGGTTCGAGCAGCCCTTGGGAGTACCGTTAAGTTGAGAAGGGGAAAAGGATTTCAACGTCGATCCACGATTGGGGAAGGGAGGTGAGAAAGTTAAAGAAGTGAAAGTGATAGAAATCCTGTAGTAGTAAGTAAGAGGCGGGCATTAAAAACGGAGGTGGTAAGAATGGGAAAAGCGGAGCGTTTAACGAAGTCCAACCTGACCTTGGTTCAAGGGACCAAGGAACTCACCCCGAAGGAGGGCGAAATCATGACGAAGGAAGATCTGAAGGCGGCAGTTGCGAAGTTGAAGGCAGATCAGAAGGCACTGAAGGATCGGATCAAGGCGGCTCGTGAGCAGGAGAAGGCGGCCAAGGCTGCGGCCAAGGCTGCAGGCCTGACCCCCGGTTACAGCCGGTCGGACGCCACCGCTGATTTCATCAAGGGGATGACCACCCCCTTGACGATGACGGAGATCGTGGACGGTTCCAATACCCTGTACGCCACGAAGAAGGCCAGCGAGAAGGCCAACAACCCAAAGGAAGCCAAGTCGGTGGCGGCTTCGGCGGTCCAGTTCCTGGTGGCGATGGGTTACATGACCAAGAACGGGGACAAGTTCAGCAAGGTGTAACCTGAATTGAACGGTGGGGCGTTGAAGGGTAGATATGTACCTCAGCTACCACAAAACCGGGATAAGGTGAGAGGTAAAATAACAAACCCCCGGACCCACCCTCTTATTGAAGAAAGGAGAGGACAATCAAAATTGATAGGTAGATAAGCAGTACGCCTTAAACATCAAGGAGGGCGCAATGACCGAGAGCAAGACTGCGACGAGAGAAAACTTTGCTGCACGTCCGTTCGTTTTACATTCCCTTGAAACTATCTACGCACCAAAGTTAAAAATGGTTCTTGTACCCATCGTTCGATTCCTCATCAAAAAATTCGATCTTCCCTTCTATCATCCTGATGAACTCCAAGCATGGGGACACTGCGGATGTTGCGGGAAATCCATATTCAATGAGGTATTCCCCAAATATTGGTCTTGGGGATTATGCGAAGAATGCCAAAAGGAGGATAAGATATGAAAAAAGGAAAATTTATCATTCTTAATTGGTGGGAAAAAGATGGGACAGATGCTATTCTGATAATTGTACCTACTATAGGAATTAACAAAATCTTTTCTACCAGAGAAGAAGCCGAAGAATATTGCAATACGGAACTTGATGGATTTTACAAAGTAATAGATTTGGAGGAGTGAATGAAAAGAAAAAGGAAACCAGAAGCAATAGTAACTGCAAGCATAAAAGGATCAAGCAAAAAAGTAACAATTGCTTGGTTCCCGTGGAAACATAAAGAAGGAGATGTTTGGTGGATACAGACTACTAGAATTGTTAAAAGAAAAAGGATAGCGGCACCCCTCATCCGTATAACTGACCAAACAATAGATGTATTATTGGAAACAATTCATAGAATGCGAACTCTTGGGGAATTCAAAGTAAAGAAGGAGAAAAATAAATGAAAGGCGAACTTCATGGTAGGGCTAAAGTAACAAGAAAACAAGTGAATTGGATAAGACGTACTTATCAACCCAATGTGAACTATCCAATATGAAGCAACTTTCGTCGCTTCAACATAGGATTTCCGGTTTCACAAGCACTAGCAAGGACAGAGGACTTGCGTCCT